CCCTCGCGCATTCGGCCTGCTGCGCGTAATCATTTCTGGCAATCCCCAGCCGCATAAAATTGTCCACCACGAAAAACGTGACCCCGTGCTGCTCGCGCGCCTGGCGCATGTCCTCCATGAGTTGTCGCCAATGCCCGCTGCCCATATTCATGTAATACCACAATCCCCGCGCCAACCAGCGGTGCGCCGTCAGGGTCTGCTCCCGTGCCGCTGCCAGGTACGCCGTGCGTTCCGATTCCGTCGCGCACTGGCTTAACCGGTGCTGGTCAAAGTACCGCCCGCCGAAAGCCTGGCAGCACATCTTGTCATGCGAATCCTCCCTGGGCATTTCAAAGCAAGCCACCAACGACCGCTCCCCCTGGGCCAAGGCCGCCACCGTCACGAAGTCCAGCAAAGTGGACTTCCCGCTCCCCGTCACCCCCGTCCACAACGTCATCTCCCCCCGCCGCAACTGCAGCGGAAAGTCAAAGGGCAGCGCAATCCCCGGCTCCGGCTCCGCCTTCCAGACAAGGTGCGGCCACGCGCGATACTCCGCCAAGTGCTCCGTGGGGTTGGAAGCCAGCGACGGCTTGCGCTCCCCTGCGATTAGCCGCATGTCATTTTCCCGGATTCCATCAGCACCTGGTGATTCCCAACCGGCGTGATGGCTGACTGGCGGGCAGCCCGCAAGCCTGCACTTTTTTTCAGGCCAGCTCCCCGTTCGCGCCAGTGCCTTGGGATGTCCGGCCAAAACCTCGGCCAGGAACGCCATTGTCGCCGAGCGCTGCCAATCCGCCGGCCACTTTCGGGCGTTCAGACGACTGGCCACCCAACTCCGCCACCACACCTCCGGGATTCCTTCCAGCCCGTGTGCCTCGTCACGAAACTCCGCAAAAAATTTCGCCAACACCGCATCCGCCGGAATTTCCGGCAAGCGGGACGCGCCTTTCCCATCCTGGGCAACCTGGGTTCCCATGCCGGTGGCACCTTTGAACGGTTGGTGGGCGTCGTAATTGACCAGCGTAATCACCGTTCGCTGGTGGTTGGAATCCACCGTGATCATTCCCTCCTCCGCTAGCCAGTGCCGCAAGCGGTCCACCCACTGACGATTCCGCTGCCACTCTTCCGCCAGCCTCGCCTCCAGCCATAGCATCTGGCCCCGCTCCAGCGTCACTGCCTCCTCCCGCACCCGCACCGTCTGGGACGCCTTCACAGCCTTCAGGAGCAAATCCAGGTAGGCTTCGCCGTAGGTAAAGGGTTCCCGCCGCCATATGAGATTCCGCAAAATGCGCATGTGCTGCCACTCCGCACTGTTCAATTCTTTCATTGTCATAGTCATGTTTAAAACTGGATAAAACGTCGAACTGCTTTGCGGGAATTAATTTCCCGCTGGTGGTGTTTGCTGGAGAAAGGCCTGGCCTTCCAAGGTGATATACTGCCGGACAATGTAGCCTTCGCCGGTGGTTTTAAGGCATTGCTGGTTGCGCATTTCCGGAAGCTGATTCGCGAGTGTGTTGCGCGGAACGCCCAGCGTGGCGGCGACGCCATCCTCCAGCAGCGTTGTCTTGGCGGATCGGGGATTGGCTGACTGGCGTTGTTTCATTTTCACCGCGATCATTGCTGGGTGGGGCGGCTCAAAGGATTGCCCGCACCGATTTTTGACGCCGTCGGCGCGGCGGTAATTTTTGTTTTTGCGCATTTGCGTAATCATAAAGACATGCACAACGTAATTTTGTTCAAAGCGCGCCGCAATATACAAAATACGTGTAAATGCACTTTGTGTAATACCATGTGTATTACACACAAGTAGTGGTAAATATCCAACAAAATCAAGAAAAGGGCCGGATTTCCTGCCCGCAGGCGGACTGGATGCGGGACGGGGTGAATGAAAAAACGAGGGCGGAGCGGAACTCCTGAATCCACCTGGACGAAAACCCGCCGGCTCAGGGGGCCACGAAGCTGGCATTGATTCAGTCCACGCTGACGCGGCCTGGTTGAATCCGCCGCCAGCGCGGCCATGGCCGCCCCCGCTCCAATTCCCGCGATGTCGGCCAGAGGAAAAATCTCGAACACCCTACGGCGGCTTTTTTGATTATTAAGTCTCTTAAAATCACGGGGTTTTGACCCTTGATGGCTTAATGGGTTCATTCTTTTTTTGAAAAGTGTATGATTTTCAACCGCCAGCGGATGAGTGGTGGTGGTTATGCGCTTCCTCCATCCCCTCCAACCATTCGAGGGCGGCCTGCCGGTCAGCGTTTCGCTGCCACGCCAGCAGGTCCACGCACGCGCGCCATTCGCATTCCTCAGGTGGTATGCCCAACGCATGGTAGGTGACGGCCCGGCGCATCACCCACGCGTGAATGGCACGCGGTTGACGAAAACAGTAATTCAAAATGGCCTGCCTCAGCGGCTCCGCCGGGATGGCCATGTTCCGACCCAGCAACGCTGGATCATCCTGCGGCACCTCTGCGTAACGATCCAGACACGCCTCCGCCCGGCGCTTCATTTCCGCCAGCACCGCCTCGCGGTTGGCCTTCAATGCCTGCATCAGCTCCGGCGGGATCGCCGTCCCGCGCACCCGTGATTTGCCGTCTTCCATCACCAGCGCTGCTCCCGTCTGGTGGATGGCATCAATGATTTTGCTCGCGGTCATATTATTTTGGGTCCAGCGTCATGCTGGTCACGCTGGTCAAAACTCCTCGTCTATTTCGGTTAGCTTCGTCTCGGCGTAAGCTTTCGGTTCGCGCCGCTCGTCCTTTTCCTGCCACGGGCTGACCTCCAGAAATTGCAGGCTGTCATAGTGAAACCACAGATGCCGCGCCGGACAGTCCCCGTCGCCGCCGCGCTGGGCGTCCACAATGAAATACGCGTCGTGTTTCATCACCAGCTCATGGAATTCCTTCACCGTCTCTTCGGACAGGCTCTTCAACGTGGCCAGCATTTCGTCCCACAGCTTTCGCCACTCCGCCGGCAGCTTGTCCCCCGGCCTGCCCCCCAGCAGCCGTTTCCACTGCGGCACCGCCGTCTTGGGATGCTCCGAAATCCACCGCTCCGTGCAGGCCTGGAAGATTTCCTCCAGCTTGTCCTGCTTCGTCCGGTTCCGCCAAACCACGATGACATTGAAGGCCAGATTCGTGATGTAGCTGCTGCCCATCACGTCATAGCGGCGGGGGATGGCGGCCTCGCCCCGGCGATCCCCCGGCTTTTTACTATGCGCCACCAGGTGGATGTGGACGTTGTTGCGCTGCGCAAATTCAATCAACCGGTCCATAAACGCCCGCTGCGAGTTCCAGATTTCCTGCCCCTCGCCCTCCAACCCGCAGAACCGCATCAGGCTGTCCAGCACGAACTGCCGGACCCCAAACCGCTGGTAGGCGTAGTGCATCACCTGCAACACCTCCTCAATATCCGCGTTGCCAACCGCATCATAGACCCACACTTTTTGTCCCAGCGGTGCCAGACACCGTTCCCGGAAAAGTGCCCGCTCCTCCTTGGCGCATACGTCCCGCCGCCCCAGCACCATGCGGATAAGCTTTTGGTAAGTGATCGGGGCCTGCACCTCCAGCGAACACACCAGCGCCCGTTCGCCCTGCCAGCACAGATCAACGACGCAATGGTTCAAGACCTCGGACTTCCCGTGCTTGTTGTAGCCCGTCCACACCGTCACCTCGCCATTGCGAAAGCGGAATTGCAAGCTGCTGCCAAACCAGTTTCCCCAGGGCAACCGCAGCCCCAATTGCGCGGTGTCCTCCGAGTGGAATTTGTCCCAAATCTCATTCTCAAACGCGTAGATGTCTTTCAGCTTGTCTGGCTTGATGACTTCCGCCCCATTGACACAGCCCACCACCACCGAGGCCTCCACCCCCGCTTGCAGGCATTCGTTGATGTCCTTGAAGCGCGTTTCCTGCTCCGCATCCTTGACCGGCAGCCGGATGATATCCGTCCGCGCAATGCCCAGCCGCGTGGTGATTTCCACCACCTTGGCCCGTCCCGCGCCATCCTCGTCGAAACTGATGTGGATCTTGCTGAATGACTGCAACCACTCCCAGCAGTGGTCAATCCAGCCCAGGTATTTCGCCCCGCCCGGCACGCTCACGGCCGCGTAGCCGTAGCAAGCCCACGAGAGCGCGTCAATCTCCCCCTCGCAAATCACCAGCTCGCCCCGGGCGGCCGCCGCCGCCCTCACCCGGCTGCTTTCCATGCCGAACAGGATGTTTTTCCCGCCCTTGGGCACGCGCCATTCGATTTTCTTGCCCTCCGGGCGGTCCACCTTGACCACCTTGCAGAATTCAAACATCGGTTTCTCGCGGCTGGCGGGCCAGGTTGGAGGCCGCCATTTATACGCAAACGAGTATGCCTCCCCATCCACGGTTTGCCCCACGCTGTAATCCGTCAGCAGCGCCGTCGCCAGCCCGCGCTGTTGCGTCAGGTACGCAAACGGCTTGCCCGCCGGGTCCAAGGCGCTGAACGCCTCCGCCTGGAATGGTCCCCGCTCCGGTTCGGTCGTTTTTTTCACAATCTGGGCCTGGTACAGCCGCTCGCCCGCATCCGGCAACGCCCGGCCCACGGCGTTGGCCACCACCCGCATCGCCTGCGGAAAGCTCAGGCTCTGCCGCCGCATCACCCACTCAAAGATGTCCCCCTGCGCCTCGCAGCCAAAGCAATGGAAGGCCCACGCCCCGTCCTTGCGGAACACCGTGAAGCTCGGCGTCGAATCATCATGGAACGGACACCTCGCCTTGAACTCGTTCGGCCCTCCCGTCAGGGGCACTCCGTCCCGCCGAATCCAATCCGCCAGATCAACGCTGGCCTTCAACTCGTTTTTGATGTCGTTATTCATAAACCTCCTCAACCTCCAAGGTGTTTAAATTCAGTCGCTTTTTCGGGCCCGGCGGCGGCGGCGGCTCACCGGGCTCACGTTCGGCGACGTGCGCGGAATTTTTTTTGCCGTAAATCAGCCGCCGTTTCCCGCACTCATCCGCCAACGCACAGCGCCAGTCGGTGACTGTCCGGCCGCCGACAGTCCACAACCCGTTCACCGCGACTGCTGTTAAGCCGTTCCAGGCGGCAGTCACTTCGTCGTCCGTGTAACCGAGGTGATTCTCCCGGCACCATGCTATTGCAACTTTGATCCCAACAACATTTGTCAGGGGGGACGCTTCCCCCTTCCTATTTCTTTCATTTCCTATTCCGATTTCCTTTTCCAAATTCCCCTTTCCGATTCCCTTTTCCTCTTCTGTGTATAATTTGCGGTATGTTTTGCTGTCACCGGCCTGCTGATTTGCAGTCAAATCTGCAGTCAAATCTGCGGTCAAATTTGCTGTCTGATTTGCTGTCTGATTTGCCATCGCCTCCGGGTTGAACCGCTCGTAGTCCAGCACCGTGATGACGGTCGCCACGTTATCCATCTTGAAGTTGATTTTCTGCCGCCTCCGCAGTTCCTCCAAGACGGCGCGAGTCTTGATTCTGGACCATTGCCAGCGGGTGGCCAGGCTCGCCACACTGCGGCCAAGCTGGCCGCGTTTAAGCGGCACGGTAATGCCCCGCCAAGAGGTCTGGCGCGCGGCATCGTTGGCCAGCAGCCATAGGTCCAGCCATGCCTGCCCACGGCTGAACGGCTCCGCCAGCCACAGGTCATCATCCGCCGTCTGGCGGTCCAGGGTCAGCGCTACGGTCTGATTGGCCATCGCCTCCGGGTTGAACAGCTCGTAATCCAGCACCGTGATGACGGACGCCACGTGGTCCATCTTGAAGGTGATCTTCCGTTGCCGCCTCAGCTCCTCCAAGCCGGCCCGAGCCTTGATTCGGGACCATTGCCAGCGCTCGGCCAAGCCCGCCACGCCACGGCCAAGCTGGCCGCGTTTAAGGAGCGCAATGCCCCGCCTGCTGGTTTGGCGCGCTTCGTCGTTGGCCAGCAGCCACAAGTCCAGCCACGCCTGCCCACGGCTGAACGGCTCCGCCAGCCACAGGTCGTCATCCGCGAGTTGGACGGTGACCGTTCCATTGAGGTTAAGCGGTCTTTTCACTGTTTGCCCCTTCAGCGTGGCACCCGTCCCATCGGGGTCACTCAGCGGTGCTGGCCAGCCCCTCCGGCGAGCCTCGGGATGCAGTTGCGTTGTTGTTCTAATGTTGTGTGTACTCATATTAAAGGATGATTGTAGCCATTTCTCTGC